GTAAACCTTCCTCCGTCATAGATATGAATTGTGTTATTTTTGTAACATGTTACAAAAACACTCATTCCTCCATTATCTATGATAAAAGACCATTTACGTTCATCTTCTAGTGTGTATTCAATAGCGTCAATTTTATCTACGGTGTAACCCATATCACGTAAACGCTTAATACAGTATGATTTTGTTGATATTTTATTAGACATAAATTAAGATTCTTCTGTTAATGTTTCTTCTGTTAAGGGTTCTGCTACTTCTGGATATTCTGTAAATACAGGTTTCTGAGTCATGTATTCAATAATTTCACATACATCATCTGGTTCAATATCAGTTAAGATACGATTTGAAGATAGTATGTCGAATTCTTTAGAACCAAATTCAGAACGATTAACACTGTATGTTACAATGATATTTTCTTTACCTTGGTTTATGATTGCAGACCAACAGCGGCAATCAGTTTGATTATAGATTAGGTCAAGTCTTGTTATAGAACAATTAGAGTTCTTTACTTTTCCTGCGAATGTGTGATAGTCCATGTTATTTAATTAGTGGAGCGGTTATATATTTTAGGTTACTGTTTGGGTTTTCGACTTCAATGTACATGACACCATTATCATTTAATTTAATCGAAAAATCGTTTTTAAATTTCAAAACAAGTTTTAGAATATCAATATCATAAATCTTATTAGGAACTTTTGTTGAAACACCTTCTGCAACATGAATTTTAATATCATCTGTATGATTTGATGTTGAGTTCTTTTCACCAAAGTAAAAGTAAACGTCTCCGTCTTCTTGTTCAATGTAGAACTTAGATGTTTCTGTTGAAAATTCCAAAGCTTTTTTAATATTATTAACTTTGTCTGAATTAATATTCACTTCATGGTGAATAGCAAATTGTTTGAATACTTCAATGTTGAATTTAGGAACTTCTACTAGAGCGTCTTCTAAAAGACGAATATTGAAACGAATTTCTTTTGTAGAAAAATTTAATGTATTCGTTTCTAATGAAATATCTAATGATACAAACATTTCATCTTTCATTATACAACTTAAACCTTTAGTAAGTTTTTGAATATTTAAACTACATCGTTGAATAGAGTCTTCTACATTCAATGGGCTATATGTATTATATAGATTAATAGTTTTTGATTTTGTTGTTGATATTGAATAGAGTTCTGTGCCATCACAAAATAAGGCAATCTTACCTTCTCTATTCAAATCATTGATCGGATTAATAAAGTCGTTTAAAAACTCTTTAGGATTGATCTGAATTATCATTTATAATTTCTTCTTCGGTTGAGGGTTCTAATGTTGTGTCTTTTGACAGTAGTAAAGTAAGCGTTTCTACTGCTTTTGTCAACTTGTTTAGTTGAGTTTTTTGAGCTTTGATATTATTTTTCAAAACTTTAATTTCTGTGATAAGTGCATCACGAAATTGTTTTTCGTCTTCCAAATATGTTTTAGAAGCACGATTGTAATCTGGAATTTCAAATCCTCCTGTAGATTCGAGATTTGTTGTTAAAGGTTGTTGCCGTGGCGTTTGTGTATTATAACCATTTGGCATTGGAATAAATGTCGCATTTGGTGGTGGTAATACACCAGCAGGAATGTTCGGTTCTACTGGAACATTGTTATACTGCATCTGTGCAGGAGCTTGTTGTTGATATTGCGGCTGATATTGCGGCTGATGATATGCTTGTTGCTGATTAAAATCAGGTTGTTGTACGTAACCACTATTACCTTCGTTTTGTAAAAATTTACGAAAATCAGTTCTATTATATCGCAGTCCACTACCTGCAAGTGTTTGTCTCATTTCTCTATCGCAAGAAGCGGCTAAAAATGCTATGTCTCTATTATCTTCCATAACATTATTTAGCCGCCACTTTTGAAATAATCAAAGATTAAACGTCTTCGAGAAGTGAATCTAAGTCATCTTCTTCAGCAGATTTAGAATTTCCCATAGGAATTTCATCATCTGCCGCAGTAGTTGTTAGATTGATTTTCTTTTTAGGAGTTTCAATCTCTGGTTCTTCTTCCATCTCATCATCTGGTGTTGATGATGTTCCGTGCCAATGCTTATCCAAGATAGCAAGAATATCTTCCTTACTTTTAACTTCTGGAATAAATTCTGTCAAGTCATGAGCCTTATTAAGAACTTCACGAATCTGACTTTCGTTTAATCCGATGTCTTCTGCATCATCAAATGTAGTTTCTGAATAGTTGTTGTATCCAGCCTTTTCAGTAACTTTGATAATCAAGGAACGACCTTTTTCAGAAAGATCAAGTGCTTTTGCACCAATCTTTTTAGACATATCACCAAAGATTGCAGAGTGAATCTTTTTGTAAATGTCGCTGATTGGATTACCTTCACGATCCATTTGTGCAGGATAAGGTATTGCAATAACTTCGCCAATCTTTTCTTTTGCATCTGCGTCGTCGCCTTCTACAGAAACAAGGTATGCATTAACAATTTGTTTTCTTTGTGCAAGAAGCTTATATGATGCTTTTTGCTCAACTTCATCGCCAGCTTCTTTAGCCTTTGAATAATGTTCCCATTGTGTTGCTTTGAACGGATCTTCTTTAATACCTGCATCTTGTGGAGAACGTCCACCATAAATGTAAGCACCGTCTACTCTGCTTTTAAAGCCGACTTCTTTATAACTTACAAAGGTGTTGTTTACATCCTTAATATAAGGAAGGAGACGAATCACGTATGTATTGTTTTTCTTAAACTTCAAGAGTCTTGGGTCGCCTTTATAGCCTCCCTTTTCTTTTTGAATCTTAGTTTCTTCAACTGCTTTAACTTGGTTAATAATATCTTCTAGGTTTAATGACATAATTTTAATTTTCTTAATTTTCTTATTCAACTGATTTGATGCTATCGCTGTCAGTTCTTTATACTTATACTACAAATTCTTGTTCTCTGCAAGTTTTTTCTGTAAATATGCTGAGATTTTTTTCTTTAGTTCTGAGGAATATTCCTGTGTTTTAAAACTACCCCGATACTTGTTTAAAAGATAGTTTAAATCAACATCAGAACCATAATAAAGTTCAAATTCATCTTTTGGTAAATTGTTTAAAAGTTCAAAAAAACTAGGAATTCCAAAAACCGAATACCAAGAAATTTTATGTTCTTTTAAATGAATTAAACAATCGTTTTGTGAAACAGAACAATGTGTTGTATATCGTTCAAGAGGAATCTTTTTATCTTCACAAAATTTTGCAATAAACTTATAAGAATCTTTTATAAAGTCGAATTGTTCTTCTGGATTACTTTGTAAAAGAGTTTTGTAAAATGCAATACATGTAGAGATTCCTTTTTGACTACCATAAAATTTTAATGAGAAAAACTTTTTATCATCATTGTATATTTTATAAGGTGCATCAAAAAACGTCTTGTTAAAAAACGCTGGGTATCTTTGAAATACCTTTTCTATTTTTGATAGACTTGTTAATTTTTCAACATCTTTTTCTATATCAGAAAAGTCTTTTTTTGCTCGGAAAGGTTGATTATTATTAATTCTAAATGCTCTTAGATAAAGATTGTAAATTTGTTTTTGATTTTCCGTTAAACTCATTTTTAATTTTTTTAGATTTGTTAAGTACAGGATAGCGATGTGCCATATTCTCAACTATAGAATACCACGATGTTTCAGACAGTTCAACAATAAATTTTTTAAGTTCAGGATTTTTCTGTATTATAATAAACATAGTAACACAAGAAACTGGTTTGTTTGTAATAAGAGTTATTAGACTACCGAATTTGTTTATTAACTCTTCGAGTTCTTGGTTTATAATTTGAGTATTAGCGCACGGTGAAATAAAATCTTCATTGAACATTAATTTATTTAATGCGCATTCATTAAAGAATCAAAGTCTAAAATACTAGAAAGGTCTAGTTTATTAGATAAATCTTTTGAATCAGGTATTTCTCCTTCTTCAAAAAGTCGTAAAGTGTCATAATCTATGCTAAGGTATCCTTCTCCGCCTTTAGAACCGTCTCTAACTTTCTTTCCGCCAAATCTGATAATGCTTGCCTCACGATCTTCATCAGTTTGCCAAATGTTTACATGTGCATCAAAATCAGCTAGTTGATCCCAAGAACCTGCCATATTATCCAAGCCAGGATTATTCGCTTTATGACTACTACGATTAAGTTGTGCAACAGTTAAAATCGGTGCTTCAATTTGATATGAAATACCTCGACATTCTTGAACAATAAATTGTAATTCTGCATGTTTGGAATTTTGTGTTACCGATGGTTTAAGAAGTGCATGTCCATCAATACAAAGTAACTCAGGTTTAATGCCTTTTTTATCACTTAGTTTTTTAAGATACGCATAAATATTTTTTGCAGAAACACCTTTTGTAGGAACCTCTTTAATAATAAATTTTGAAGAATACTTGTTTTTAAAATTCTCAATATCCTTTTTATATTTTTCTATATTATCTCCAAGCAAACTAATTGCAATTCCAGTTAACATACCAGATATACGTTTTGCATATCTCATTTCGCTCATTTCTGGCGAGATGATAACAACGTTCTTATTTTGTAAAATTACATTTAATGCAATGTTTGCTAAAAAGATACTTTTACCAACATTAGTTTCACCACCAATATCATAAATTGATTTGCCTTCTTTTTGAAAGCCTCCACCAAAAGCTTCATCTAATGTTCGGTATCCTGTGGATATAAAATTATCTTTTTGTTGTAGATAATTTACAACTCTTTCATTTTCTCCAAAATAGTCTAAACCGAAATTATCAATTAGTGTTATTTGGTGAATCTTTTCGCTTTCTTTTTGAATCTCCTCAAGATTAAACTCTTTATTAGATGCTTTGTTATCAATAGCATTTTCCATAAGCAGAGAATATTTTCTTTGCTTAATAAAATATTCTGTGTTATTAACCAACTCACTTTCATTGTATTCAGAATCCAATTCACGAATATAACCAACAACTTTTTTAAGTGATTCTTTTAAAGTTAAAGTATTTACTCTTGATTTTAATTCAGTTAAAGTTGGAATAGAATTTCGCTCAATATAAAAACTTTTAATAATGTTAATAATCTCTGCAATGTTACTATCTTTAAATAAATCTTTATCAAGATAATCTATGATACTTGCGATGTATGTGGAATCTTTTTTGAGACAATGTTGAATAATAATCTTCTCAAAAAAATCAAGGTCTATTTTTGCCATGTATGATTATCCTATATTTAAAAGGATAAGTCAAGTTATAGTTAAGTTTTATAAAACTGTATGCTTATAACTCGACTTTCCAAGTTTCTTCCTTTTAAAAATTTGTTGCTAAACCATTCTTCAAACAAAGAAGGATCTGGTTCATTTTTACGATATGATGATTTCTTATTATAAGAATTGAACAGTTCACCAATAGTAAACTGTTCAATCTTACCTGTTTCATCATCTTTACGACGAACAGCTACATCACCTTCATTTTCGATGATAACTCTGTTAATTACAGGTTTACCTATAATAGTTCCGCTTGATTTAATAACTGCTTCAATCATGTCTCTATTTACTAGAGAGTATATTTCTTTTCTACTGCACTGCAAAAATCTTTATTGCTTATAAACGATTCCATAAGTTCATCATCTTCTTCAATGTCTGCACGACGACGTTGTTTTTCTTCACCTTTAATCGTGTACCAACCCTGTTTAGGATTGTCAATAAAGTTTAGTTCAACTGCAAGATCAAAGATGCCAGAGTAACGATCTACACCCTCTCCAAATCGCACAGAAACAGGGAATTTAGCGTTCTCACGCACGTATCGCGACAATCCAGCCACAAGGGTAAATTGAAAGCCTGCAAGAGAGTCTTTACCTTCTATCTTTTCTTTCTCTTGTGCTTTTGTAATAAAGAGAAGAGTATGTGCTGCATATTGTGCGCCTCGTCCACCTGCTGCAACTTCTTTCGAATACATTTCTTGTGTTTGATAAGAGTGATT